ACAAGCTCGACTACGCGAACCGCCAAGCTGCGGCCGGCGGCGGTGCTGGTATCACGATCGACACGCGCGACGCTGCTGTCAACTACTACATCCCACAAGCCACCAGCACCTCGGTTGGCGGCAAGATCAACGTTGACAACCGCTACCAGACCATCACCGTGTCGACCTCGGCTGGTGTGGCTGCTGGTGACGCCTTCACGATTGCTGGTGTGAATGCTGTGCATCACATCACCAAGGGCGACACAGGCCAGCTGAAGACCTTCCGCGTCATCAGCGTTCCTGCTGGCGGCACGACTCTGGTCATCAGCCCTCCGATCATCAGCAATCAGGTCGCCGCCGACGCTTCGGCACAGTACCAGAACTGTGTGGTGAACACCAAGGCTGCCAACTCGGCCATCGTCTTCCTGAATACCGTTGCGGGTTACACCAACCCGTTCTGGCAGAAGGATTCGATGGAGATCCTGCCCGGTCGCTACGCCGTCCCGACCGACGCTGGCACCGCAGTGATGCGCGCCTCCACCGATCAAGGACTCGAGCTGGTCATGCAGAAGTTCTACGACATCGATACCATGGTCACCAAGTACCGCTTGGATACCTTGTTCGGGGTCGTGAACAAGCAGCCTGAGATGTCCGGCATCATGATGTTCAGTCAGACCTAAAGACTAAGATAGGCCGGGTTCGCTCGGCCTATCTTATTGGAGGTTCCAATGCCCCTCAAACAAGGTTCCAGTAAGAAAGTCATCGCGGAGAATATCCGCCGTGAGCGGCATGCTGGAAAGCCGCAGAAACAGGCCATCGCGATCGCCATGAGCGCCGCCAAGAAGGCCAAACCAAAGAAGGAGAAAAAGTAATGGAATTCCCTCGCCTCGTATACCGTTCGGCTGAAGAGCATACCCTCGCATCCGACCAAGAGCAATTCGACCAGCTCCAGACTGAGGGCTGGTTCCCTTCCGTCCCAGAAGCCGCGGCAGCCAAGGCGGTTAACGCCAAGGAAACGGCCCCTGCTGAGGCTACCGCCAAGGCGGCAAGCCTACCCCCTAGCAAGAAGGCTGCAGCCTCGCCACCGGCCTGGCAAAAGGGGTAAGACATGGGATGGACTAAGCGCCAATTCGTGACCCAGGCGTTCGAAGAGATCGGCCTGGCAGCCTATGTCTTCGACCTGAATCCGGAGCAGCTTCAGTCCGGCCTGCGTCGCCTTGACTCCATGATGGCCACATGGAACGCCAAGGGCATTCGCTTGGGCTACCCTCTGCCGTCGAGTCCTCAAGACAGCGACCTGGACGAGCAGACCAGCGTCCCAGACTCGTCCAATGAGGCTATCTATCTGAATCTCGCGCTGCGGATTGCGCCGAGCTTCGGGAAGACCCCATCTGTGGACACCAAGGCTACGGCCAAGGCAGCATACGACAACCTGCTCTCTATTGCTGCCATGCCGATGGAGATGCGACTCCCTGGGACATTGCCGGTTGGAGCTGGCAACAAGCCATGGAACATCGATCAACCATTCGTCAACCCGCCTGTTGATCCGCTACTTGCCGGTCAAGACGGGGAGATCCAGTTTAACTAGGAGTTTTCGCCATGCCGCAGATCAACCAGCTGTCTTCAATCAGCCAAGTTTCCTCGGGAGACCAGCTTCCGGTGTTCTCGGTCAACAATGGCGACGCCCGACGGATGTCGATCGGAACGCTGCTGGCGTATTTTCAGCAGACATTCGCCAGCCCAACGCTGGCAACCAACGTCTATACTCCCGGTACCGGATTCAATCAGGCAGTACCGACTCCGGTGGCAGAGCAGCAGTGGATGCTGCTGCAACCAGCCGGGACGCTGGCCACCGGCACCGTCACGCTACCGCTGAATACCGGCACTCCTGACGGCACTGAGGTGTTGATCACGACTACGCAGCAGATTACAGCCTTCACGCTGGCAGCGAACGGCGCCGCGGCTGTCTACGGTGCGCCGACCACGCTGGCGGCTGAGGACTTCTTCCGCATGCGCTTTGTCGCGGCCACCAATAGCTGGTACCGGATCGCTTAACATGCAGATCCCAATCCTCAACGGAATCTATACCGATGGAAGTCCGGAGATTCGGACTTCCTATCCGGTCAATCTGATCCCTGTTCCAAAAGAATCGGGCATTAGTAATGGATTCCTCCGCCCAGCAGACGGGCTCATTGCCAATGGCACCGGCCCGGGCATCGACCGCGGTGGTATCAACTGGAACGGCGTCTGCTACCGGGTCATGGGGAGCAAACTGGTCACCGTGTCAAGCAGTGGGGTTGTTACCGAACTTGGGGATGTTGGTGGACCGGTTGACACGATGGTCACGTTTGACTACAGCTTCGACCGGTTGGCTATTGTGTCGGGCGGGCGGTTGTATTATCTTTACGGTGGCTCTGTCACCCAGGTTACCGACCCGGACCTAGGCACTGTCCTGGATGCAGTGTGGGTTGACGGTTACTTCATGACCACAGACGGCACTAGCCTAGTGGTCACTGAGCTGAACGACCCGACCCAGGTCAATCCGCTGAAGTACGGCAGCTCGGAGGCTGACCCCGACCCGGTTGTCGCACTGCTCAAACTGCGAAATGAAGTCTATGCGCTGAACCGAAACACCGTCGAGGTGTTCGACAACGTGGGCGGTGACTTCTTCCCTTTCCAACGTATTGATGGGGCGCAGATCCAGAAAGGGGTCATCGGCACCTTTGCTTGCTGCGTTTATCTCGAAACCATTGCTTTCCTCGGTAGCGGTCGGAACGAGCAGCCCGGAATCTATATGGGCGCCAATGCTACAGCGAACAAAGTCAGTACCCAGGAAGTCGATGAAATCCTTCTCAGCTATACCGAAGCCCAACTAGCGACGGTCAAGCTGGAAGCGCGCAACGATAAAGCTCACCAGCACTTGTTTATTCACTTGCCAGACCGAACACTGGTATTTGACGCCGCGGCTACGGCTGAGCTCGAGACCCCTGTGTGGTTTACGCTTACCACAAGTCAAGCCGGGTTCTCCCAGTATCGGGCTCGAAACCTAGTCTGGGCCTATGATAAATGGATGGTCGGCGATCCGCAGTCCAGCACTGTCGGATATATGGATCAAGACGTTGGAAGTCATTGGGGGCAGGTCGTCCGCTGGGAGTTCGGCACACTAGTCGTCTATAACGAGGGACGCGGCGCTATCTTCAACGAGTTCGAGCTGGTTGCGCTTACCGGCCGCGTCGCCCTGGGCGTCGATCCGATGATCTCCACTAGCTATTCGGTGGACGGCATGGCATGGAGTCAAGACCGCGCTATTCGCGCCGGCACGACAGGCAATACCAGCAAGCGACTGGTTTGGTTGCAGCAAGGGCACATGCGCAACTGGCGCATCCAGCGCTTCCGCGGCGATACGCAGGCACATCTGTCCTTCGCCCGGCTGGAAGCCCGGCTGGAAGCACTGGCGTTCTAACATGGCAGCTCAGAAACTCAACCTCACCCGCGACCAGCTTGCAACGTTCCTGAAGAACCATGAGCAGATCAAGCAGTTCGAGCGCCTGTTTCAGATCGCTGACGATGTCGCTCCCTCAAGCGATACCACCGGTATTAGCATTCAGGCAGGCAACGCTGAGGCTGCGGCAAACGAAGCACTGGCCCAGATCGTCCAACTAGTAATTGAGTCAGCGATCAACAGCGGCAACGCGGACCAGCACGCAACGCAGGCACTTGCCCAACTGGAGCGAATTGCGCAGGCCTTGGCGTACTTGGCAACAGCACCAGCAACACAGAACGATAATTCGCTGACGACGGACTACGTTGACCTGACGGCATCTACGCACATCAACCGCATCCGCAGGCTAGCGTGGAACTCTACCGACCAAGCTCCTGAAGTCGGCATGGATTACGATGTGACCCAGCAGATCGGGTTGGAATGGTACGCCCGCATTGGCAACACGACTGGTGTCACCATTCCGAACGGGGCTGTCGTCGGGTTTGTTGGCGCCACTCCGAATGCACTTCTTGTTGCCCCGTACTTGGCAGACGGATCAAGCAACTCGCTTTATATCCTTGGGGTGATGACGCATGACCTGCCAGACAGCGGCCAGAAGGGTTATGCGACAGTTTGGGGCTTTGTCCGCACATTGGACACGAGCGCATTTATAGCCGGAGATATTCTGTACGCCTCGCCAACAGTTGCAGGCGCATTCACGAATGTCAAGCCGACCGCACCGTACAACGTCATCCCCGTGGCGGCTTGCATCGTTTCGGATGCGACCAACGGTGTAATCTTTGTTCGCCCAACGATTGAGCAGCAGAAGTATTACGGCATTTTCACCAAAACCACCGACCAAACGCCAGCGGTGATCAACACCGAGTATCTGCTGACCTTCGACAACACGCAGATCAGCAATGGTGTGTCCATTGGTGCGCCGGCATCGCGGATTGTTGTTCCAGAATCAGGGCTATACAACTTCGACGCGACGGTGCAACTGACCAGTGGAAGCTCGTCTGAGAAGAGCATCTGGGTCTGGTGGAAGAAGAACGGCGCAGCCGTTGCCAACTCTGCCCGTCTCGTGACCTCTGCTATCAACAATGGCTATATCCCAGTTGTGGTAAGTCAGTTCTTCTCGCTCGCTGCCAACGATTACATCGAGCTGGCGTTTGCTGCCGACAGTACCAACGTGACGGTAGATAGCATTGGCGCAACGGCCTTCGCTCCTGCGTCTCCAGCGATCATTCTTAACGTGACTCAAGTCCAACAGTAAGGAGCTACCATGTCTGTCCTCGTCAAAACATTGATCCCAGCCAAGCAGGCCGAGAATGCGCAAACCACGCAATACACGGCTGTCAACTGCAAGACCGTAATCGACAAGTTCACGGCCACCAACACTAGCGCAGGAAACGTGACCTTGAGCGTCAATCTGGTGACCAGTGGCGGAGCGGCCGGCGACAGCAATCTTATTGTGGACACCAGAGCCATCGCACCTGGAGAGACCTACACCTTTCCGGAGCTAGTCGGCCAGTCTCTTGAGCCGGACGGCTTTATCTCTACCGTTGCCAGTGCTGCCACTTCGCTGACCATTCGAGCAAGCGGACGCGAGATCACATAAGGATCACAACACCCGTTGCCATAGGCATTGGGCTCAACCTACAATTCGGACATCAACGCTGAGCCCAAAGAGCCGCCAGCAGCTCACAATCCCCTGTCAAGGAGAACCGTGAATGCTGGCCGAATGCCAACCCGCCGTAGTGTCTAGAGATAGCGTTGATGCCTTGCAGCAAGCAATGGCCGTCATGCCCCAGGCACCCGGGATGACCACAGAACACTACTTTGCTGGTGGGATGTACTGCAGACGGATTGCTATCCCGAAGGGCATCGTTATAGTCAGCAAGGTGCACAAGACAGAGCATCTCTTTGTCGGCTGCATCGGTGCGCTGGCAGTCGCTGGGCAGGGTGGAAACTATACTGTTCGCCCAGGCGACATCATTCCTTCTCCGGTAGGAACCAAACGCGTTGTCGTTGCCCTGTCTGACGTGGTCGTTCTGACCATCCACAAAACGGATGTTCTCTCCGTAGATGACTTGGAGGCTGCTCTGATGGAGGAAGATCCCTTGGCGCTGTACGACGTAAACAACCAACCGAAACCCGGCGTGCTTGTCGTTGCCGACCGGTCTTCCTTGGAGAACTAGCATGGCGTGGGTAGCAGTAGCAGTAGTCGGGGGAAGTGTTGTATCGGGTATGATGGCATCCGACGCCCAGCAGTCAGCAGCTTCGACAGCCGCTGGAGCGCAGACGGCCGCA